TCGTCTTCATCTACATCATCAGGGATGATTAAGTCTCTGACATACATGGATAATTCATTTAGTGATGCCTCGATTTGATCTTCAAATCCATTTGCCCGTCTAGGCGCTAAATCGGCGATATGAGGGAATAAAGCACATAGCTTGTTATGATCTATCCCCGTATTAAATGGGAGTGGCACAACCTTGAGAATGCCTTTATCGACTTTGTTAATCGATTGACCACCAAGGCTCTCAACATATTCAATAGTAAAAGCGATATCTGCTTTTTCTGCTGTGATGGTGCTAGAGCTGGCAAGATACGACCAGCACGCAAATTGCACTGATGCACTACTAGAAAAAGAGATATCTCTAGGCAGTGGATCGCCCATGATCAAGCTAGCCCCTACGATCCTCACTGGTCTTATCGCGAAGTAGTCATCGCTATCTGTCAACAAAAACGCTTGACTTTGATAGGGCTTAAGGCTAGTCGTGGACGCTGATAAAGTCAATGATCTGCGATCATTTGCGATAGCAGTGGCTGTTAGTGATGCCCGCCCTTGAGTCATGGCGCTAGTGATATCACCGCTTTCAAGGTGAAAGGTGATCGATGGCGTGCCAGTGATAACCGATGGGGCTTGCCAGATGAAATTATAGTCTTTTCCGAGTTGTGCTTTGATCATGTTAAATCCTTTATTTCGCTATCGCTTGCCACTGTTAAATCCATGACTTTGATAAATCCTTTGCTTACTGGTGACCATGAGTGACGACAATTATACCCGCCCCCAGCCGTAAGCACTGGCCCAGCGCCCTGTCCATTATTAAGCTTGTTGATTTGAGACTTGCTTAATACCTTGCCTACAAGCTTACGACAAAAAGGGCGTGTGATCCCGTCTTTAGGCCCTACATACATAAATAAATCTATGCCCGCTTGATCGGCATTTATCGCCTGTACAGACCGCCCGAATTCGGATATTTTCAATCGCGCTTGCGTTGTGTTTGCGCTTGTTGCCCTTTGAAAAGATTGTGCTAAGGCGTCTAGTGGCGCTTTAGTCGATCCGATGACAGCCACCGTATTAACCGCATCTTTAATCGATTTGCTTAGAGATGGTATGACGCTATCATCAAAGACCGATGCGCTGGCTCTTTGTATAGTGCTAGAAATTAAATTTATATCGCCACTGATAAAATTCGGATCGATGGCCTTCATTGCCTTATTTGTCATCTCAACGATATCAAGTTGAGATGCCTCAAAATAGGCTATCGAGTCGCCAAGCCCCTCAGAGATCAAAAAGTTTTTTAATTCGACGGGCGTCATATTTAATAGGATTTGCCCGCGTCCTTGCTTGATAATTTTAGCGATAGCGTCTTGTAATTTTTTTGTTGATTTAGCGAGTTGTTGTTCAAATTCTTGAGCTACACTCACCTCTTTTTTTAGGATATCTAACCTTGATTTTATCAAGGCTTTCATATCTGGATTTGATTCGGATTCGAGTTGTTTTTTGAGATCATCGATAGCTTCTTGATCAGCATCTTTCTCAGCTAGGGAGACATGATGATGAGGATGATGCCCACAATGAAAACAAAACATAAGAATCCTATCAGACTAAGCAAGGCAGTCAGTGAGCAAAAAGCCATAGTTTTGAGCGATAACTTTGTCTTGATGGGTATGTTCTAGCCATACAGTGCGCTTTGTCATAGCGAGATCATCATAGGCACCACTTGAGAAGCCAGCATATTCGAAATTAAGAGCAGCTACTGGCATAACCTTAGTACCGTTCTTATTGCTTACCGCATCGCTACCCTTCATGATACCCATGAATACGCTATCATCTGTCCAGATTTGAGCTTCGCTTGAAGTCAAGCCGGCGTTTGCGGTTTCTTTGCGAGCAGAGCCAACAAACACATTTTGCACGCCTAAAACTTCTTTGAGAACGCTGATCACCATGTTGTCTTGCATAATTCTATTGCCTGCTGCTGTACCTGATGCGGTTGAGCCAGCTGTGAAAAATCCTCTGACATCTGGAGCTCTAGACAAAGCACGCAAAGCGCCATAACCGAGAACGAGAGTATCTGGCAAAATACCATGAGCATTTGCACGGATAACGTCGATGAGGGCGTGAAGATCGGTTAAAGGTTCAGCGCCAGCGGAATTCCATTGAGTGCCTTTTGAGCCATTGCCTAGCGCATCGAGATCGGCGGTATATGATCCCCAATTACCAGCACTAAAAAGAAGATTTGCGAGGCGTGATTCACGAGCCAAAAGCATCGCTCTTTGAACCTTCTTAAATGATCGTGTTTCTTCATTGCCAGGATATTGAGAATAAGCGATATCTTCTAAAGCGATGCTATCAGACAAAGAATAGATCTTAGCGCTGTATGTAGTGCTAGTGCGATCAAAGTTACCGATTGTTTGACGACCAGCGCCGGGAGCTCTTTCTGCTGACACATCTGGCGCGCCCATAAAATTACGAGTTTCTTCGATGAGAAGAGTACCAGTAGGGCCAACAGAGGACACATCAACCTTTTCAATCACTTGATCTGCAATGAGTTGACCATCTGATGGGATCGCTTCAATGGCAAGATTTTTTAGAATTTCGTTGACTGGATGAATATTGCTATAGCTAGGATTTGCCATGTTATACTCCTAAAGATGGGCTAAATAAAACTTCGATTTGTTCATTGTTTGAGCCAGCGACATTGACATCATTAGCCAAGAAGCGCCCCGCAATGATTTGAGTGCTTGCGCCAGAGCCGTCATAAGCATAGACTTTACCAGCGAGACCGGGCATAACAAAGAAATGAGTACCGGCGGTGATAGCGCCCCCAGCGATACATCTTGTTAAGCCTAAAATGCAAACATTGACGACATCGCCACTTGAGACGGCTTGTTGAGATACGCCTACAGGTACATCGGTAGAGGCTGTGCATGGGGTAACCTTGCCATCAGAGTCTTGCTTAACGAGTTGAAAAGCGGTGATGCTGGCAGATGCCACGAATGATTTATAAATACTTTGTTCATTAAAAGCCATGATTACACTCCAAAATAGTTTTTATAGGCTTGTGGATTTTCATTTTTAAAGAGGTCAAGCGCTTGTGCAAAAGTGATGCCCTTTTCTTTTTGAATTGATCTAACTTGTTCACTCAAAGAAATAGGCTTGCTTGCTTCAGCGTGTCCGACTTCAGATAGATTGACGGCTTGATTTGCTTGTCTCTCAGAGAACATACGCCAAAAAGATGGGCTTTTGTCTTTGAGGTCGTAGGCTTCCTCAGCTACCGCTTTCTCGCTTGGCGCGATCTTGCCAGTGTTTAAGAGGGCATCGATAGCGTTCTTGCGTTCAGCGCCGTGCTTTTCGGCTTGAAGCTTGCCTACTTGTTCATTGAGGGCGGTGATTTTGCTTGACATCTCATTCATGAGTTTCACGCTAGCTTCGCTCATAGCAGCATAGCCGTCCTTCTTTTCACCATCAGCGACGAGCATAGCATCTTCTTCGCTCACGCTTGATTCCATCTCAGACTCTAGTGCTGATAACTTGGCTTCTAGTTGCTTGACGAGCGCGTCTTTTTCTAAAAGCATGGCAATGAGCTCATCGGGGCTTTTGCCTTGTAATTCTGTTTGATCCATAAGTTTCTCCGTTAAAAGAATACGATCTATTTTTGATTGTGATTGTGCTGGTCTAGGCGTTAAGGTCACGGCTAAAAGTTGGGCATCACCGATCTTATTCCCGCCATCTCTAGCATAGACAGGGCCTATGATAAATTCAGGGCTAGACCATAGATTACCCTCAGACTCCTCAACGATTTGAGCGCCCTTGGCTGTATAAAGAGGATAGGCATAAAGCCCCTCGTCCTTGATTTCAAGGTCAGCTATTTGCCCCAAAGCCATAGACACATCAGGGCTAGAAAGGCTAGAGGCATAAGGCGAAGAAGCATGATTCCAATCAATAATAACATGATCATTATTTTTTCGCTCATAAAATACCCTTACGATTTCCTCTAGGTCTGCCATCGTGATAGTGCTGATTTTATTGCCATTCATACGACTATTTACATCGCCTAAAGCCAGCGTTAAGAATGGCTTGCCTTTGATAAGGCTGGCTACTGGCCTTAATTCGCTTAGTGCTTTATATTCTTGATCTGCTTTATCCATTTGTCCTACTACCTTTTTAGCCCATGTATAGCCAGCATCACCGCCCCAACCGTCCCACGCCTGTCGCCCTTTGCCATATACCGCCCATGTTGAGCCTTGCTTATCGACTTCATGACGGGTAAAATAGGCAAGCATACGGCGCACAGTATCCGGCGATAGCTGTTTTGCATTGATTAAATCTCTTGCCCTTGCGATGCCTATAGGAGTCATGCCTCTTTGAGATGAGGGCTTTTTTGCCCTATTATCTAAAGCGCGTTTAGCAGCTTCTTGAGCGCCTTTAGGTGGGGTAAAATTAATGTGGCTATATTTATCTGGTATCGCTAAATTCATCAATTCAGTTGAATTTTTGAGCTGCTGATTGATCACTTGCTTTTCAAATTTACTCATCTCTAAGACTCCTCAATCTCTCTGCCATGGCAAGAGATGGATTTTGCGCGACTTGCCTATCTTGGCTAGTACGCACCGCCTCAATGGGCAATTCACCGGCGCCGATTCTTTGTCTGATCGCCCGTTCTAGATTGTCATCTGGGGTAAGCAATTGACTTTGAACAAGCGAAGGCAAGCTATTTAAGGCATCTGTAAGCTCGTCATTGTCTAGGCCTGTATGCACTAGACGGGGCAATTTACTAGATTCGATCTTGCCATAATTGAAGTTGATTAAACGCCCGATTGTACCACCACCGGCGCGGTCTTGCCCTGATATAGCAGATGCGACTAGATCGAGAAAGTTTATGCAAGCTCTTCTAAATACAGACAAGTGCACTTCGCCGACCGACCTAGCGCCAGTGTCCGAGATACCTAAATTCAAAAATTGAGCCATAAACGCTTGACTTATTTGATTATCACACTCTTGAATAACTTTGAGCGCCCCGTCTGGATTGAATCCCGCTTGACTACCAAAAGCCGAGAATTTAACGGCCGTATTTTCAACAAGATAAGATTGTTCTTGAGCTATATAAGATTGCGCTTGCCTTACAGCCTCGTTGATCATCTCAGACAGTTGCCCATCGGTGAAGCCAGATCGTTCAGCGACTTCTCTATCAACAGCCACAACAGGCGTAGGGATAGCCCAGCGCTCAACGCCAACAGATAATAAATTTGCTGTTCTTTGCTTTTGAGACCACCACCACCAGCAAGGTCTTAGAAGCCCGATGCCCTCAAAATTTGATCCGGTTTTATTTAAGGTTAGTAGCAACAATTTTGATGCTGGGATAGGTTGAGGCTGTACGCCCCCCACCATATTTTGAATAACACCATCTAAATTACGACCGTCAGCAGATAGCCATCTTTGATGAGATGATGGCTCACGATCTGCGTATCTTTTTAAAAATACTTTTTCTTGCCCGATTGAGTCTTTTTCAACACAATAAATCTCCTCAGCATATCGCCAGCCTTGAGGGATAAACTCCAGTAAATACCCTAGTTGTTCTTCCCATGAGATATCCATCATCCCGCTATACCCATCAAAGCCAAAACATTCATTTGCGAATCTCGCCAATTCCTCGGCTACATCGCTATCATCACCAGCTTTGAAGATCCATTTAGCAGATAATAAAGTCTGCTTGACTACTGCCCACGACCTTTTGACGATGGGATCAGTAGCGAGCATATCCTCGGCTGTCAATACCCAGTTACGCCCCGTCAATTGTGGATTCTGTTCTTTACCGCTCACATATCCGGATAAAAGATTTGTCCCGGGTATGCCGTAAGTCTTGTAAATAGGTTGAGCATCAATGTATTGAGTCTCTTCCCCTCTAGTCTTTAGCGTCATAGCAGGATACATATTTTACCTTTTGAAACATATTGATACGCAATTAAACATTATTGTAGGTAGCATATTTAGAGAAAATCAAATAAAAAGCAAATAAATCAAGATTTAGAGAAGCCGGCCCTAGAAACTGCAAGGATAA